ATTTAGTCCACCTTCTCAAGCACCTAAATATAATGCCTCAGCACATGGGTTGGTAATTGCCTATGATTTATTGAAACTAGATTTTAGAGCTATTCCCGCAAATGCTTCAAACGTATTATCATTTAGACCAATCACAAACGAAGAAGAATTGAAAGAATTTTGGCAGTTCTTTGGACAAGAGTTAGCACCTATGTCTTCTGAAGATAAGGAAAAATTTATTAATTCATGAATCCCTTATATGAAACTTTAAATTACGACGAGCATTTAAAGGGGTTGTTACAGAAGAAAATTAAATTAATATTGGATGACCGAGTTTTAAGACAAGGTCAGTTAGTATTATATGGATTCAAAAATTTTTCTATACAACTTTTCTTTAAAGCAAATAAAACTGATAAACTAAGAAAAACTGAAATTCCTATTCCCTTTTCTATTGAAAAGAAAGATTCAAATTTAATCTTAGATTATAACCCATCAAAATTATTCCCAAAAGGAGTAAAATTGCCTGAAGATTTATCAAAATCGCAAGATAAATTTTTATTTAAAAAACTTACCATTGAACCAACCATTACCAAGCCAAAAAAATGACAGATATTTTAGACCATTTTCCTAAAGATTTTCAACCACGTGAAAAACAAAAGGATGTTTTAAAAAAAATAGAAGAAAGTGTTAAGAAAGGAACTAAATTTATTGTAATTCAATGTCCTACAGGCACTGGCAAATCTCATATTTCTGCAACAATTGCAAACTACAGCAAAGATCCTGATTCACACTATTTATCTTTAATCAATAATAACAAAATTTTTGAAAGAGAAGCAAACTCTGCTGGTTTATATACATATGCTGAAGATGTAAAAAAGAAACCTCATTGGGGTGCTATGTGTCTAACTGTATCTAAACATCTTCAAGATCAGTATGTCACTGTTTTTGAAAATAGTGCTATGCTTAAAGGTAAAACAAATTATATATGTAACTTAGACCCTACTTTTACAGTAGATGTTGCTCCGTGTACTCATAACTGGAAAATAGGTGAAGAGTGTATATTAAAAGACGCATGTGAATATTATAATGACCTAAAACACACTCTTAAAAATAAATTCGCTGTTCTTAACTACAGCAAATTTCTTTCAATGCCTACTTTTATTAGAAAACGTGAGTTTTTAATTTGTGATGAGGCTTCTGAGCTTGAAGATAACTTAGTATCACATTTTTCTGTCTCAGTAAAATATAAAAATCTCGATTATTATAACATTAGTTATGGTAAAAAAATCACCGACGATAATATATATAAAAACATTTCATGGCTTGAAAAGCTAGACGACAGTGTTAAAGCAGAAATTAAAAAAATTCAAAATTCTGCTTATACAAAAACATACGCAAAGAGAGAAAAGGAAAGAGAAAAAAGAAGATTGAAGATTTGTAAAAATCTAAAAGATAGTATTGCCACCATCTTAAAAAATTATGACACAAATGAATATGTTTGTGATTTCAATGCAGATGGTGTCACCTTTAGTCCTTTAAAAGTAGATAAACTCGCCAATCAGCTTTGGTCTGATTGTAAGCATGTTATTTTAATGAGTGGTACCATTTTTGATAAAGACACATTTACAAGAACTCTTGGTATAAAAAAATACGATTATATTGAAGTAGATAGTGAATTTGACAAAGAAAAAAGTCCAATATTTATTCCAGCAAAATATTCGATTAATTATAAGAATATGGATTCTATTCTACCATATATAATCAAACAAGCAGAAGAAATTGTACATGAATATAAGGATGAAAATGGAATTATTCATACACATACAAATAAAATTACATCCGCATTTGAAAAACAGGTAAAAAATAAAAACAGATACTTATTCAGAAAAGAAAATATTACCAACGAACACATTATTCTTGAACACTCAGCTTTAGATCACCCTACTGTGTTGGTAAGTCCATCTATGGCATTCGGTGTAGATCTACCAGACGATTTGAGTAGATTTCAAATAATAATTAAAATGCCTTATCCTTCTTTGGGTGATAAGCGTACAAAAAAATTATTTGAAAGAGATCCAGATTGGTACTCAATGAAGATGTTTACTAAATTAATTCAAATGTGTGGAAGATCTACAAGAAACGAAAATGATTTCTGTAGTACATATATCCTTGATATGAACGCAGTAAGCTCCATTAAACGTAACTGGGGAAAACTCCCGCTGTACTTCAAAGCACGTCTCCTTTAGTTTGAAAATTTCACATTTAAAAATTAAAACATAGTGTAAGTATTAATAGGAGAACTAATATGGAAAATATATTTAATATAACTAAAAAAATGACACTCTGTGGTGGAAAAAAATGCTGCCCTGTTGTAGAAATCAAAGATGATATAACATATATCACTGATGATTACGGAAATAAGGTGCAAATGGAAACATCACAACTTAAAATGTTAATTGATGAAGGTCATAAATTGTTTGATGCATGAACCACAGTTAATTATTGGTATAGAAAATTGCGAGAGGTGTAAAGTATTTAAACATGCTTTTCCCTCTTTGCCTTATTATGAAATACCTGACAAACTTTATGGCTTTGGTGATGTCATAGCAAGAATTGCTTACTTTTTTAATATTAAGAAATGTGCTAGATGCAAAATAAGACACTATAAGTATAATAAATGGCTGCCATTTTTTTGGACAAATAAAGGCGATAGGAAATTAAGATTAAAACTCATTGAAATTGATGCAACGATATTTCCTGTAGTTACTGATTTTGAATTTAAAAGAAAATATAATTTAGATAATTTTGTAAAAGACTTTACAAAGTTTTATCCAGACCCAGAATAATGAAAAATTACACTTACAACTTTGAAGTTTCTACTTTAATTGCACAATTTATGGGTGCTTTTAATGAAGTTGTAATTAAACGTTACGACAGAACAAATAGTCATAAAACACCTGTTCAAAAAGGTGAGGATATTTCTCCAACTTTTCTTTATTCACCAAAACAAAGAGTAATACACGATTTTACCAACAATCAAGCAAAACTAAGACTGCCTATTTGTTGTTTTAGCATCTCTGGATTTTCAAGAGATCAAAACAGAGTTTTTAATAAAATTGAAGGCCCTTCTTTTACAGCAGATCAAAGAACAAACCATCTAGAACCAGGACAACCTCTTCCAATCGATTTAGAAATTTCAATGACAATTCTTTCTCGCTACCAAGAAGATATGGATCAATTAATTTCAAATTTTGCGCCATACTGTGATCCCTATATTGCAGTATCTTGGCCTGATCCTTATAATCCAGAAGAAGAAATAAGAACTATCATAGAATGGTCTGGTAATGCAAATATATCATACCCCACAGATATTAAATATAATGATAACTTCATTATTACAGCGGACACTACCTTTACTATTAAAGGATGGTTATTCAAAGCTTCAAATGAATTTGCAGGTGGTATAATTCACAACATCGATTCAAGATTTTATGCAGTATCTGACATATATTGTGATTATTCTGCAAACGTTGCAAACCAACAACCAGAAAACACAGATTTTATATATATTTCAGGGCAACCAACTATTACAGATGTGTATCCTTATGTATATCCAAATGAAACACCTCTTACAATATCAGTAGTTGGAACTAATTTTAATTTTACAACAGCATATTATTTATCAGGTGATATGTTTAATGATACCTTCTTTGATTTTACTTCATCTCAATATACTAGTGGTTATTTTGATTATGTACCAGCAGTTAGCGGTATCGGTTTTTATGGAACACAAATAACACCAAATATTTTATCACCAAACGTATTTCAATTCACCCCACCCTCGGTATCAGCTGTGGGATTATTCGATATAATAGCAATCAATGACGCTGGCGTTGGTTATTTAACACAGGATAGTTTATTTTATCCACTTACAGCAGATGGTTATACACCTTGGCAAAAACCTTGCATAAATGGTGTAGAGATAGTAAATAGTTATTAATATGCAGAACGTAACAGGACCTTCAACACCCCAAAATAGATTTGTAGGGACACTATTAAATAGTGTTACCTTTGCAGGTGCTATATATGATAATCTCGGGAAAAATAACCCGAAATATAAAGCCTTTGATGATTTACCTAATAATAAAGACCCATTAATCAATAAACATAGTGTTTTCAGAGATACTGATTATAACCCCGCATCTTTTGGTGCTAATCAAGAATATCATAATTATGTTTATGCTAAGATTGATCCTAATAAGATTAAAAGAATTCAAGAATATAGAAGAATGGCTTCTTTTGCTGAGTTGTCAGACGCTATTGATGAAATATGTGACGAAGCTGTTGTTGAAGACCGAGATGGAAATATTGTAACATGTAAATTCAAAAAAGACCTTTCTGATAATGCAAAGAAAGAACTTAGGGCAGAATGGAAACGATATTTAGATTTATTTCATTTACAAGATAAAGGATTTGATTATTTTAGACAGTTTCTTATTGACGGTGAATTATTCTTTGAACAAGTAATTTCTGATAATGAAGAAAGAGGTATTCAAGGCATAGTTCTAATTCCACCCGAACTTACAAACCCGATTTATAAAAACAGACAGAATGATTTAATTGAAAACTTCTCACTTCGTAGACCAAATCAAGATCCACGTAATAATACTAATAATAAAGAAGAGGTTGTAGTCCTTGATAAAAATCAAGTGGTATATGTTAATTCAGGTATTTGGAATGAAGATAGAACTATTAGACTTCCATATATTGAAAATTCAAGAAGAGCATATAAACAACTTTCTCTTATTGAAGATAGTATTATCATTTATCGTTTAGTCAGAGCACCAGAAAGAATGGTGTTCAAAGTAGATGTTGGTAACATGAGTTCTGCAAATGCAGAAGCATATCTTAAAAGGTTGATGCAACAGTATTGGGCAAAACGTTCTTACTCTCCGCAAGAAGGACAGGTTACCAATGCATATGAACCACAATCTATGTTAGATGCTTATTGGTTTGCGAAACGCGGAGACAGTAGTGGAACCGAAGTGGAGATGTTACAGGGCGGGGCGAATTTAGGCGAATTGTCTGATTTAAATTACTTCCTTGAAAAACTTTATAAAACTCTTAAAGTACCTACTTCAAGATTAAAAGCAGATTCAACAGCATCTTCTTCTGGTGAAGAAATTACAAGAGAAGAATTGCGTTTTGCAAAATTTGTAATGAGAGTTCAAAGACAATTTGCACAAGGTCTTAAATATGGATTTATTACCCATCTTAAACTTAAAAAATATTGGGAATTATATAAGTTAAAAGAAAACGATATTGATTTAAGGTTCACAGTACCCACCAACTTTCTTGCAATGGAAAATCAAAAAGCATTTTCTATTCAAGTTGAAAATTTCAACACTCTTGGTCAGAATGAAGGTATATCTAATTCATATGCACAACGTCATTATCTTGAAATGTCAGATGAACAAATTCTTGAGAATAGAGCTTGGTTGAAGAAAGATGCTGAATTCAGATGGGAGCTTGCTCAGATTGAAGCAGCAGGTCCTGATTGGGAAAAACAACAAGCTGAAGCACTTGACATTGAACCAGAACTTGGAGGAGGGGCTGATATTGGAAGTAGTGCGGGTAGTGCCTTCCCTTCATTTGGTCCTACTGGAGAAGGTGGTGAAGCTGATACTGGTGAAGAAGCCCCTGCTGAACCAGTTGAAGTACCTGAGACCCCGGGTGAGCCCACAGTTGCTTAGTTAACTAGTGTGTTAAATACCTCGAAGTTATTATTAAGAACTAGTATATAATTGAATCCATTTTCTTTTGTAGCTAGTTCTTTTAATTTTACGTTTTCTTTGCTATGAAAATAATTAAGGGACCATAAAAAATAGAGGAGGATTTCAACCTATAAAAAATTGGGGCGGGTCTACATCTATATATGTTCTTAATATCTCTGTTTCAAGTTTTTCCTTCTCAGCCAGTCCCTGACTTAGCAAATCAGAACCGTTAATCTGACCACCACCGAATAATGTCACTGTACCGAACTTAGTTCTAATATTACCAATTGCAATTTTAGATATTGCGATAGCATATTGTTGAACCCAACGTTCTTTAATGATATCTGTACTTGGTCTCTCAAGATATAGACCGACTACACCGATATATCTTGCATTAATAGTTGGTTCTGGTGTGATACGTAATCTTTGTGTTCTTATATCAAACCTATATCTCGGAGTTGTTGCAAAAACTTTTTCCCTTGTATCGAGATAATGAGAAAGCGTTTCCCATGTAACCATGTCGGTCCCGAAGCCACCCAACGCCGCAGTATAGTATGCCTGTGCAGCATACATATATTCAAGAGTGAATAATGAATCCAATCCATGCTTACCTGCTTGGTCTAATGAATAAACACCGTGACACTTTCTATATTTGCCTGTGGCGGGATCTTTAAACTCATTCTTCATATAATCTTGACATATTTCTGGCGCTGTTTCTTGAAAAGTTGCAATCTCTTCAAAAACATCAGGGATATATAATCCTTTTCCTGCAGGATAAGAGTCTGAATCAAAGGCAATCATCTCTTCTGTATATCCGGCATATTGTGTATAAAATTCACAAGCCTGATCAATATATTCTGCCCATTGTTCATCACACAACTCAACCTCTACAAATGGATAACCAAGATTCATTTTCAAACGTTTAATCAAATCACTATATGCGTGTATTTTACTATTTGCATATGTAGAAGGAAGCTCACCAGTAACAACGTCTTGAACTTTCTTGCCCATATTAGTAGTTACTTCAAAATCACTTGCAGTTGATGTAACAGCTCCTGTTTGAGTTAGTGAGCTGAATTCATATAACGGAATTCCGTATCCATCCCCATTTACATTAATAGCAACATATGTATTTGTCGCAGTAAGACTATTTGCAATTTGTGCATTGTTAAATTCTAAATAGCTTGGAGGGTTTATTGGGCAAAATCTATTTGCAACATTTTCTGCAGACAACCCATTTATATTATACAGTGGCAATGCATATGCGCTGCAATTTACAGTAAACACAACCCCGGCATTATAAGGTGTCGCATTTGCATACACACCATTGATATCCAAGCTAATCTCGTAATTTATATTTGAGAATTGTAAAATGGGATCTGCATCTATAAATGAGTATAAAGGTATACCAGCAGACTTTCCATTTACTTCCACACCTAGATATAATTGTTCTGATGTTAAAGCTGTAAAAATCGTTCCATCTTTTATTTGTAAAATTCTATTGTTTGACATTATTCATTCCTTATATAAGTATTTAGTATTAATGCCCAAGACTTACAAAAATTATAAACAAGGAGTTTTCAAACCTTTGCATCCTGAAAAGTATAAAGGCTCACATCCGATTTTATATAGAAGCAAACTAGAATTGGATGTGATGTATTGGTTAGATAATAGTTCAAAGGTAATTCAATGGGGAAGTGAGTCCATTGTAATACCTTATATACATCCCAAAGATGGCAAAGCCCATAGATACTTCGTTGATTTTAATTTTACAATGATGAGAGATGATAAACCGGAAAAGTATTTAGTTGAAGTAAAACCCAGTAAACAAACTGTCCCACCAAAACCAAGAAAAAATAAAAAATCTCTTCATTATGAGTCGGTTCAGTACGCTATTAATAGTTCTAAGTGGAGGTCTGCCGAAGCTTGGTGTGAAAAACATGGATATAAATTCCTTATCTTCACAGAAAAACACATAAAAAATAAATAATCCCATAAATAATTACAACATAGGAACATATAAATGAATCACAGATATAGATTAATA